CTTCTACATTTGTTGGCCCATAGTTATATGCAGCCAATGCAAGTTTTTTATCACCAAATCTTTTTAACTGTTGATTAAGATATGTTTTACCTACTAATTTACTTATTTCTGGGTCATTTAATAAATCATCTTTTGAATAATTAGTTCCTAATTCTTTATTTACGTCTTCTAATGCTAAACCTCTAATTTGAGTTAATCCTACTGCTGTATCACCTGTCTTTATGTCACCTTTTGATTTAGGGTCACCAGAACTTTCTCTCATAATTAAGGCATCAAACTCCTCATCAGTAAATTCAAGTTTTCCTCCTTCGTTCATCTTAATAGGTTTAACAAATCCTTCAAAACTTTGAGAAGGTTTAGATAGTTCTGTCAGTTCCTTATCCGCTTGTTCAGGGGATAAAGGAGACAGCAATTTCTTTCCTACCGAACTCATTGTAGCAAAACTTTCTCTTGGTACCGCTATAGGTTGATTCTTATTTTCTTCCAGAGTTACTACTCCTCCCATCTGTACGGGTTGAGGTGACTGTCCTTGTGGATTTAGTTGTACAAATCCTTTTTCTTGTTGTGCTTTTTCTTTTTCTATTTCATCAACTCGCTGTTTTCCACGGTTGTTTATCTTCTCTAAACGGTCATATCCTATTTGCTCAGCTATAATTTTCGGTATTATTAATTCCTTATTACTAACTAAAGCCTGAACAATTGAATTAGGGTCTTCCGCTTTTTGTCCAAAATCAAGTTTAACACCTTTACGTTGTAATTCTGTTATAGCTTTCATAACCATTTTTTCTATATCACCGTGTCCTGCCATTTCACGAGCCGGTGCGTTAATTACAAAGTCACCTTCATTTAATTGTCGTTTTACATCATCGGCCACGCCTGACTGGTCTTTTCCTTGCTCTTGAACAAGTTCTAAGTTTCCTGCGTCTTGAATAGGTTGCTGTTCCTGTTGTTGTCCCATAGGATTACCTATTGGTACTGGGCCACCTGCTTGTAAGCCAAAAGAATATCCTTTTCTACCACTAGCATCATATTCATAACTTGGAGTAGCCTGTGGAGTAACACTAGGTGTTGGTTGCCATGTACTAGCATCTTGTCCACCACCACCTTGAGGAGATGGCTTTTCATAATCTTTCTTTTCAGATGCTTGTGCTTTTTGCTTATCTATTTTTTCTTTTCTTAAACCTTCAAGTATTGATTGTTGAGTTATCACAGGTTCAGTTTTAGATTTTATTACTGAAGTGTCTTTTTTTACAACATCGGGTTCTAATGTATTTACAAAACCATATTTCTTTTTAATTATACCACTAACATCTTTTCCGGCCCAAACTTTACCGTCTAAGTACTGTGTACCATCGGGGGATATTGCTACACGACCTTTTACTTGCCATCCTTTACCTTCTAAAGCTTTTTGAGCAGCCGTAGTAGTCATATACGCATTACTACCACCTTGAGTATTATACCTATTAGCAGACATATTCAATATATTACTTTCAGGTATAATATTATTGTCCATTGAATCATTCATAAATTTTGCTAAAGCATCTATATGATTACCTTGAAAACCTTTTTTACCCCCATAAGCATTATACTTTAATGCATATCCGGGATTATTACTATTGTATAGAATATGTTCTAAAAATTGTTGTCCAGTTTTATTTGCTTTTCCTGCATAAGGATAACTTTTACCTAATAATTCTTGACTAAAACCTTTTTCACCAAACTCCTTTAAAAAGTTATTCTTGTCTTTTTCTTGTTTTAATCCTAATCCTATCCAACTTGCAGCACTTGCTAAAACTGTTGCCGGGATACTTGCCCCCATTGCAGCAGTAAATAGTGGAGACATTCCTGCTTCTTTTACTTGTTCTTGAAATCCTTCTATGGATTTACCAAATCCTTCTACGGCTTTAAATACATTACCTGTAGTAGTACCAATTTTTTTATTAGTAGTATAATAAGAATCTATATTATCCCCATTTACATTATCAAATTGAGAAGCATAACTTTGTTGAGATTTTAGATTAGCTCCTGTACTAAAATAGTCACTGTCAGCACCTACAATTCCAACTGCATCTGAATCTTGAAAAGGAGTTATTCTATACGCAGGGTCACTTGTTAAAGCTCTCATCTGTTCAGCATAAACGTCTGATACATCAGCTACAGCCGAAGAAGAAACTGTACTTTGGAATCGTTTTTTAGTTGTAGTATCCTCTTCCTTACCAGTTGGAGAGTCTAATCCTTCTATATTAGGCTTCATATCATAAATAGGGTCTAATAACTTAGTAGATGTCGCAATATCACTATTTATTAGATTAATATTTGGTACATCATTTTGATTTTCTGGTAACATTTTATTCCTTTATTTCCTTTTCTACTGCGTTAACATTATCTCTTAATTTAAGGAGCTGACCCAGTAAAATTGCTCTCCCCTGATTGCGGAACATTTCCTGTTCCGATTGTGCCATTACCAACGCCCGATGGGTCTTGCCCACTTCCATTTGTAGGTACTCCTTGAGAACCTCCCATTGGTTGCTGTTGACTAGGGGCTTGAGTTTCTCCAGTACCTTCTTGCTGCTGTGCTGCATTTAATCCTTTCAACATTTCAGCAAATATTGCTGCATCGTTCATGTCATTCACTAGTGATTCAGGGTCTATATCCTGTGCTATAGCTAATTCTCTAATTAGATTAGGTATCTTAATGAATGGTGCTAACATAGGGTTAGCAACGGTTTGTAGTAATGCTGTTAGTCTTTGTGACCTAACTTCTTTCTGCATTACACTAGCCACTCCTCTAGGTTTAATTTCTAAATCTCCTATTATTTCTGGATTATCTGTATTAAATTGCATATTCCATTGAAACATAGATTCACCTAATGGTTTTAATAGATAATCGTCTATATTTTTCATCACTGTCTTTATGGAGAGATTTGCTCCACTCAGTAACATAGATAATCCTGATGCTGTTCTTCCTGTTCCTGATACGCCTGTTTGACCATGCATAACAGAAGGTATTCCTGTTTCTTCATCAGCTAGTTGTCTAGCTTGTAAGTACATCTGTAAATTTTCTGGTGCCGTATTAGGAAACTTTAATCCATTGATAGCTGTTCCTGTTACACCTGATTGTCTTCTAAAAATCTTTCCGGGAAATATATCCATATTCTGTCCCGGTACCAGTGATGCTTCATCCACGTCAAAAACTAAATTACCCGCCAGTGCCAAGTTATCAATAGCCATACGAACGTGTCCATTCATAAGTAATTGTGCATCCTCCATATTTTCAGGAACGCCTACACCAAATAATTGATAAGGATTTATTTCATAAGGTAAAGCTTGATAAGGTATGCGTTGTGGTGTAAATGGATTTATCGCTATTCGTAAAATTTGTGTATTAGAAACCCAAACATTAACTTGCATTTCTGAAATTTCTTCCATATCGGAAGGTATATCAGCACCAACTTGTTCCAACAGACTTTTATCTAAAACACCCCAGTATTCTAACACTTCAAATCTATCAGAAGTTACTCCCTCCCCATAGTTTTGCTTGTCATAAGTTTGAATAATATCTTCATAATATTCTGTATTGTAATTACCACCCATAGCCAAACAACTTTCAATTGCTTCTTCATCAAAAAAAGGCATATTTTTTAAGTCACGCAACTGGGAGCGAGTAAATTTATGTCGTTGTATTACATAATCACAATCTCCTAGACTTGTAGCCGCAGGGTCAGGAAAAAAATCCCAACATGATACTGCTTCAATTTTAGGAATTAGTTTATCATAAGGAATATAAGTTTTATCTTCTGTCCATTTATGAACAGTTTTATTGTAATTTAATGGGCCTTTAACAATTCCTGTACCTAATAAAACAGATTCAAATATAGAATGACGTAAAGTATTAACAGCGTTATTATCTAATAACTGGTCGTGAATAACTTTTTCCATACGTAATGCAGTTTCTTTAGCCGGAGATATTTGTGGTTGATTAGGTAATCTTCCTGCTCCTTCTAAAATAGTAGCACCGGTATATTTATTCTTTAATCCACCTAATTTATCCATAGGAGCAATAGCTTCGGTAGCACCCGGAGGTAATTCTTTACCATCACCTTTATACCCAAACGGAGATTGTAGTTGTTCTTCACCCGGTACTGCTTGGTGTGCGTATTCTGCTATACCTTCTGGTACAGGTGTAGGTTCAACTGTTATCGGAAATTTTTTATTAGCAAATAAAACATCAACAATCTGACCATAAGCAGCCAGTGTTTTTGTTTTTGTTATCTTAATAAAGACTTTGCTTTTTTCACTATCACGAAATTGAGTGGTGCTATCATAGACACCTCTGTAATTTTTATAAGCACGTAACCATCTAGCTTCATGTGTTTGACGAGAAGTTTTTGATTCTGTATACTTATTTGTTACATACCCAATAATTCCGGGTAGTTCTTCTGATGGCATAGTTGAAGCTTGGTCTGTTCCTTGCTTAATATCCGCCATATTTTCCTTTATAATTAATCGTTGCTATTACCGTTTAACGGTTTTTCTTTATCTGCATTCATAATTTTAGAACTTAGTTTTTCACTTTTTTTAGTTGGAACAGCTTGAATAAATTGTTTAGGTTGTCCTGTTCCACCATGAGCGTCAAAATCTTTCTTTTCACGAGTTAGTGGAGCATCAGCCCTATTCCATTTTTCCTTATCTTGTTTCCAAATATAAGCTTTACCATAGTTATAATCATTCTGTGGCATAGTTTTCTCCTTTTTATGTATTTACTTATTTTCTTTGAATATTACCTAATACCCAAAAACTGAATCACTTGGTTCATACTGTACTTTATTTTTTATTTTATTAAGTGCAGTATTAAGTGTTGGTTGGTTAGATTGTCGTGTCATAATCATGTATCGTAATGCGTCATAAGCATGGTCATCCGCTTTTGTATCTACATCCTCTGGATTAGTTTTGGAAGTCGGTATACTAGCTAAAGTTCGTATTAGATTTGTACACGTACTAAATATTTTTAATCTTGGTTCTGCTGTTAATGGGTTCATCGCTAATCGCCTATGAACTTCCACTTTTCCTGATACCCTATCCCTGTCAGCCGGAATCCAACGAGCACCATTCCTAAACATAGTTTCTGCTATGCTTGGGCCTAGTCCTGTTTTATTCCAACAACTTGTATCGAGTACAGATAAAAACATCTCAGGGTCATTTCTTTCCATCTCTAGTATAAGACGAGCTAATACATCACCTGTATATCCCGAATTGTACAACTCACGATAAATATAGATATTACCATCAAAATCTATACAACCCCATAATATACAAGATGGAGAGGCGTATCCGTAATCACCAGAACGCATTCGTTGCCATCCTATAGGAACTTCAAATGGTTCTACTACATGAGTAGAACGCATAAATTCCGGAAAAGCTGCACCTTCCGCAACTTCCCAATCACCATCGAGTAATCTTTTTCTTTCTACGTCCGGTAAGGAACGAAGCATCGCTTCGTATTGACCATCCCGCATCAAGTAAGGATTATCTGTTAATCTAGCAGGTATAAACTTTCGTTGAAAAAGAGGTTGTCCTGCTTTCTCATGTTGTTCAGGCCATCTATAAATATCGCCTGAATCTATATCCCTAGCTGCAAATGTTTCATGTGGAGGAGCAGGGTCAATATACATTTTCTTTACCCACCATCCACCTACACCGCCGGGATTGGCTGTACACCTCATATAAGGCTTTACTTCTTCATTTGTCGTTCTTAATCGTGAACGTAAGTACTCCCAAACATAAGGAGTAGGATAGTGTGTTATTTCATCTATACCTATCCAATTAAAAGCTTGTCCTTGATATCTTGTAACATCCTTGTCTCTATCTAGATAAGAAAACCAAGCGGTAGCTCCACTAGGAAATATCCACATGGATTTTGATTCCTTAAATACTGCTCCCGGAAATGCTTTAGGATATAATTGCTTGCTTTTATCAATTAACTCTGTTAATTCATCGAGAGTTCGTCTAATTAACAAAGCCCTGTGGTCGGGTAAATGAGCGTACCTAAGTAAATCAGCTAGTAGAGCGTATGATTTTCCACCGCCTGCTGCACCTCCATACAGAACATCACGTTCCGGAGAGGCTAAAAAATCTGTTTGTGGCCCAATATTGGGTTGAAATACTATATTTTCTTTTTCTAAGTGTTCCTTCAGTACTTTTGGTGCTGTTTTTATGTCATCCTCAGTTAAAGCAGCCGGATTTCTACCATTTAAGGTTCCTTCTATCTTTTTAAGTCCTTTTTCTATGAACCTAACCTTGTCTCGCTGTCTTTTTACCTGTTTTACCTTGTTTTCAGTTGTCCTCTTAGCTTGGCGTAGCTTCTTTTGAGCCGCTTTCCTAAGTTTCGTAGAAATACTGTAGTTGTACTGCCTTTTAGGTTTAGGAGGAGGTACTTCATTCACTTAGCTTTACCGCCTTTTTTATAAGTTTTAATTTTTCCACCTTTTTTATTAGGCTTACCATTTTTTCCTCCAAATAACTTCATCCCTAATGGGGACAGAATATATCCACCTTTAACTTTTATAACCAATCCTTTTTTTATTAAACTCTTTAAATTCTTATCAAGTTCAATTTCTTTTATTTTTGGTTCTTTAATATTACCCGCCATTCCTTTCTCC